CTACCAGGAAGAAATGTTTTACCTGATAGATGTCCTTTTATTTATCAAGGCGCAGGAGAACATAAACAAGTGCATGAAAAAGCACAAAGTGGTTGTACCTGGCATTTAGAAGGTAAACATAAAACCACTCATACTACTTCTTCAGATGGTACAGAGTATACTGTATATGTAAATATAGATGATGAATATGTCATATCTAGTTCTACTACTTTCACAACCTATAGTAGTGGAGCAATAACTGAAAATACTTATTATAAAACAACTTCTTCAGTTACAAAGTATGCAGCAAATGGAACTAGTTCAGTTGTTACTGTAAATAATTATTGGCAGGCAGCGACAAGTACCTCATCACCAGGAACTCCAAGTGACTCTAATCCTAATTTTAAAAGAGTAAGAGTTTATTCTACTTACTCTCATGGAACAGAATATTTTACATACTCTGATGATAGATACAATGACTATGTGCTTTTTACAGATAATGTAGCCACATCACACACAAATGGTAAAACATTATTATGGAAAACAAAAGCAGCAAGTAAAAGTGTTCCACCAAGTTATGTAAGCGATTTTTGGGTGAAAGGAGATGGTTGTAGTAAAAGACTTGACGGCTGTAAAATGAGATTTGGTTTTCAACCAATTAACTCAGGAACAGCAAGTTCAACAGGAAAAGCAAGACCTACAACAGAAGCCGTTTTACCTTTTGGTGGATTTCCAGCAGCGAAGGCGTTCTCATGATGCAGGATATTTTTAAACATGCAGAACAAGAAGCCCCGAGAGAGTGTTGTGGACTTGTTATTGAGGAAAATGATAATGAAAAATATATTCCTCTTGAAAACATCTCCACAAAAGAACATGAGTTTGAAATGGACGGAAAAACTTTCGTTCAATACTTACTCAAATCAAAAATAAAATATGTAGTCCATAGTCACTATGGGCAAGATTGTCAGCCAAGCAAAGCAGACATAAGACAATGTCGTGAGGTAGGAATTCCGTATTTAATCGTTTCCTATCCAGACAAGGAGTACACAATTTTACAACCATGACAAGAAATATAATATTTAAAGGAAGAATGGGAAAACTATTCGGAGAAGTACATAGACTGAATGTAAAGACACTTCAGGAAGGACTTTTTGCGATTGATACCATGAAAGGTGGACTTAGAAAATATTTAATAGACTGTACAGAAAATGGTGTTAAAATGACTGTTCAAAAAGGAGAGGACTTTCTTGACTATCATGAGCTAGGATTAGAACTCGGAGAAGAAGATATAATTATAACTCCAGTTCCAGCAGGTGCCGATGGTATAGGAGAATTAATTCTTGGTATCGCACTTATAGCTTTAGCTATTATGATGCCTACAACAGCACTATTTGGCTCTGAAACTCTAACTCTAAATGCACTTATAATGTCAGCTGGTATAAATTTAGCACTTATGGGAATTGTAGAAATGACGATGGACGACCCTGATGAACTTAATGAAGAAAAATCTCAGATGTTTAATGGGCCAATCAATAATACAAAATCAGGAATACCAGTTCCTCTTTGTTATGGAGAAATGGAAGTTGGTGGAGCTGTTGTAAACTTTGGATTTACAGATAGAAGAATAACAAGTTCACAAGGATACTCTTTTACAAGTAAAGGCTCAAGCTCAGGCGGTGGAACAGGTGGAGTCGGAGGCGGCGGCGGAGCTGGTGGCCCAGGTGGCGGCGGTAACTATGACTGGGATCTTATCTCGGAGGAGCTAGAATAATGAGTTTTAACAGATTAGTAAAAGCAGCTTTAAACGCAGCACAGAATGCACAACAGAATTCTAGTTATACAGGAGCTTTTAATGGTGATGGAATAAGAGTTTCAAGTAATGTTCGTAGACAAACTGCTGTAATTTATGATATTCTTTCTGAAGGGCCAATAGAAGGATTAGTAGACGGCCCTTCAAGTATTCGTTTAAATGATAACCCAGTAGCCTCAGTAACAAACCAGCAAATGTTCCTCAGTGTAAGGTCAATAGATGTAAGTTATAATCATTCCACTGGAGTCGTTACAGATAACACAGGAATTATGTTAGCTAATAAATCAACCACAGATGGTGGAAGAGAAATGTTAGTTGAGGGCGCAAAAAAGAGAACAACAGGAACTATAACTGTAACCGCAGGAAATAATATTGTTACCTCTTCTAATAGTAGTTTCTTTGCAGCTGACGATGTAGTAGCTCCAAGAAGACTAGCACCAATGCTTAGAATTGATGGTGCAGGTAGAGATGGAAAACAACTTATAGTTCCAATAACACAATTTATATCATCACCAACAGCAGGTACTTCTCAAGTAAGAGTAGAAATACCACCTATGACAAGTCAGTCAGGAACAAATGCATATGTAGATTATGTTGCTCCCGTCACAGCAATTAGTGGAAACACTGCAACTATAACAGCAGGAGGTGTGACAGTAGCAAATACAGGAGCTATACTCAGTAATCCACAAAGAAGTGTAAGGTCAAAACCTGTCTATAATTATCAAAACTTTGGATTTGCTTTTAGAACAGGTGAAAGAGAACAATCATTTTTACCTACTCCATCAGGAATAGGTAGTGCTTCAGTTGCTTTTAATGTATCAAATGGAAACTTAGATACAGATTCTAGTTCAGGTATGCCAGCTCCAAGTAATTTCTTTTCTAACCAACCTTCTGAATATACAGGCTCTCCTCTGATTATTACTTCTGACCAAATGGGAGTGGGTAATGCTTCAGAGATAGACGCAGTAAAAGTTACAATAGCTTTTCCATCATTACTATCACAAAAAGAAACAGGTAAAAAAGGCGAAGGGTATGCAGAATATAGAATACAATTTGGATATAAAAGAGGAAATGATAATTTTGTAGATGTTGTAAAAGTAGGCAGACAAACAATATCAACTTCAACTAGCAGATATGATAGTAATGGTAAAACAAAAGACCCTTCATCTGGAATGATTACAGCAAAAACACAACAACCTTTTAATAAAGTTTTCACTATAGATGTTAGTAGATATCAACCTTTTGATAAATATAGAATAACAATACAAAGAATATCTCCAGTAAATGGTAAAGAAAATAAATGGCAACAGACTAATGCTGGAACAGTAAAACAGATAGAAAATATTATTACAGATAAACTTAGATATCCTTACACAGCTTATGCAGCTGTTGTTGTAGATGCGGAAGATTTCCAACAAGTTCCAAAAAGAGGATACAAGATTCGAGGATTAAAAGTAAAAGTTCCAACAAATTATTTTCCTAGAGATGAAATCGATGCCAGCACTGGACTAAGAAGAACAACTGCTTCCTATAAAAGAAATGTTACTTCAGGAGCAGAGGAAGGTTCAGTTCAAGACTGGGACGGAAACTTTAGAGGAGATAAAAAGACATTCTCTAGTCCAGATCATGCTAATCATGAACCTGTATATAGTAATAACCCTATTTGGGTATTTTATGATTTATTAACAAACCACAGATATGGACTTGGTAAATATCTTGATGAAGATTTTGACTTTTCACTTATAGATAAATATACACTATTTCAACTTGCTAAATATTGCGATGAAGCTGTACCCGATGGAAAAGGAGGAACAGAACCTAGATTTACTTGTAATCTATATATTCAAAAAGATGGAAATGCAATGAAAGTATTAAAAAATTTAGCAACATTAGTTCGCTCAATGTTAATATGGTATAATGGCGAAGTAACTTTAGGAAGTAACATACAAAAAGGCTCTGTTTATACTTTTACAAAAGCGAATGTTATTAATGGACAGTTTGCTTACTCAGGAAGTGCTAATAGATTCAGAAATAATCAAATCGCAGTATCTTGGAATGACCCAGATGATGGATATAAACAAGCAGTAGAAGTTGTTGAAGACCATAATGATATTGCAAGAACAGGAAAATTTAGAAGAAAAAATATTACAGCATATGGCTGTACTTCAAGAGGTCAAGCACAAAGATTAGGAAGATATCATTTAGTAACTGAAAGAACTGAACAAGAGGTAATAAATTTTTCTACAGGAATAAATGCAGCAATACTAAAACCTGGAGATGTTATTGATGTACAAGACCCAGATTTAAAAGATGTTGTAGCTAGTGGTCGTGTAACCACTTCTAGTTCTTCTACTACAACGGTAATAAAAACAGATAGAGATTTAACTTCTTATTTAAATAATACAGATAGTTTTAAATTAAATCTTATATATCCTAGCGGTGGAGCATACTTATCACAACCTCTTGCAACTATTAATAGTACAGACTATGTTCAAGGAGATTTAATACTTCTTGATGAAGATGGTGCTGCAATAGATACTCATGCAAAAGCTTCTAATTTGAAAGATGATAGTGGTGCTGTAGTGCAAACAATATGGTCAGAAGATGTTAGAGTAGAAACAAAACCAGTATCTGCTTTTGATTCTACTTCGATTACTGTATCTAGTGCTTTTAGTGCTGTGCCTGATGGAGAAGTAGTTTATACTGTAAGTGGTACAACTGCAGCAACAGGAGCTGATGTAGAAGGAAGTTTAAAACAATATATAGTCAATTCTATAAGTCCAGATGAAAAACAAATATATCAAATCTCTGCGTCAGAGTATAATGTACATAAATATGATGAAGTAGATAGAGGTTGGGTAGAACCAGTTGTTCCAGATATTGCAAGACGACCAAAAAGAGATGAGGTCGTTCCTGAGCCTACAGGATTAAATGTATC